TTAAAAGTGGTTAGAGGAGTTGGAAGCTCAGCATTAAACGCTGTTTCCGGTAGTACCGGACGACTCGTATCTAACGAAACAGAGTATGACCAAGCAACATTGGCTGCCGGCACAGACGGTCCATGGGTTGCTAAATACCCTGGCGCTATTGGTAATTCCCTTAAAGTAGAAGTTTGTACTAACGCAACTGCATTCGGAACTTGGACTCAAGCAGGCCAATTTGAAGCAGCTCCTGGTACATCCGATTACGTAAAAGGAAAAGGATTAGCAAGTGGCGCAGACGAAATGCATATAGCAGTAATTGATGAAGATGGACTATTTACTGGCACAAGAGGAACTGTATTAGAAACTTTTGGTTTCTTATCACAGGCTTCAGACGCTAAAGATAGCTCAGGCTCTTCATTATTTTACAAAGACGTCATTAATAATAAATCAGAATATATTTGGTGGGGAAGCCACGAAACAACATTAACAGAAGTTGGAGACACTGTACAATCAATGATTGATGCAGAGAATACTGCTTATACAACTGTTGATACTGTTTTTTCTGACTCACTACAACACGGAGCATCCGATAATGCACTAGCTGCAGGTGATGTAACATCTGCATTAGACTATTTAGCTGATGCTGAAACTGTAGATGTAAATCTACTTTTTGCAGCACCTGATGCTAATGGTGCAGATACCGTGGGAGAAAAACTGATTTCTATAGCTGAGGCAAGAAAAGATTGTATAGCATTCATTTCACCTCCAATAGAAGATTCAACTGGCACAAACCCAGTTGGTGACGTTGTAGCATATGCAAATTTATTACCGTCAACATCTTACGCATCATTAGATAGTGGTGCTGTATATTTGTATGACAAATACAACGATGTATATAGATGGATTGGAAGTAACGGCCTATGTGCAGGTCTTTGTGCTAACACTGATTCAGTAGCTGACGCATGGTTCTCACCAGCTGGTGTGAACAGAGGTCAATTACTAGGTGTAGCAAAATTAGCTTACAACCCAACTAAAGCTCAAAGAGACACACTTTACAAAGCAAGAATTAATCCATTAGTTTCTTTCCCAGGTCAAGGTACAATGCTTTTTGGTGATAAAACACTATTAAGCAGAGCATCAGCCTTTGATAGAATTAATGTAAGAAGATTATTCATTGTTTTAGAGAAAGCAATTTCAACGGCTGCTAAATCACAACTATTTGAATTCAATGACGAATTCACAAGAGCTCAGTTTAGAAATTTACTAGAGCCATTCTTGAGAGATGTGAAAGGCAGAAGAGGAATCACAGATTTCTTAGTGGTTTGCGATGAGTCAAATAATACCGGACAAGTAATAGATACAAATAGATTTGTAGCTGACATTTTTGTTAAGCCTGCAAGGTCTATTAACTTTATTACTCTTAACTTTATTGCAACAAGAACCGGAGTCGACTTTACTGAAGTCGCTGGCGGATAATAGGAGAATAAAACATGGCAATTTTAGGCATAGACGATTTTAAATCGAAGCTAGTAGGGGGCGGCGCAAGAGCCAATCTTTTCAAAGTAACATGTAATTTTCCAAGCTATGCACAAGGTGATGTGGAATTAACATCATTCATGTGTAAAGCTGCACAATTACCTGCTTCAGTTCTTACCAATATCGAAGTTCCTTTTAGAGGAAGAAAGCTGAATATGGCTGGGGATAGAACATTCGAACCTTGGACAATTACAGTTTATAACGATGTAGATTTTGGTGTAAGAGACGCAATGGAAAGATGGAGTAACGGTATTAACGCACATAGTGCAAATACTGGGCTTGCAAACCCAACGGATTACATGGCTGATATGATTGTAGAACAATTAGATAACAGTGGTAATTCAGTTAAAAAATACGACTTTAGAGGAGCATATCCTACAAATATTGGAGCTATCGAATTAAGTTACGATGAAGCTTCAGCTATTGAGGAATTCACAGTAGAATTTAACATTCAATACTGGGAATCTAATACTACTTCTTAAGGTTATAAATAATATTTGAGGAGGGATTAATTTCCCTCCGATAATATTTGAGGATAAACATGGCAGAATTTTTTGGTTTTGAAATAAAACGTAAAGGTTCAAACACAGGCGTAGATTCTAACAGACCATCATTTGTACCAAATACAGATGAAGATGGTGCTGGTGTAATTCAAGCAGGTGGTCATTTTGGTGCTTACCTAGATTTAGATGGTGACAAGGCTAAAAATGAAATTGAACTTATTTACAAATACAGAGATATAGCGGCTCAACCTGAGTGTGATGCAGCTATTGAAGATATAGTGAATGAATCCATTATTGGTGATAATGTAGAAGTTCCCGTTAAATTAGTTTTAGACGAAGTAGAAGTTTCGGATAAAATTAAAAATACATTACAAGAAGAATTTCAACACATATTAGGCTTATTAAATTTTAACCAATACGCACATGACATTTTTAGAAGATGGTATGTTGATGGTAGATTACCATACCATATTATTATTGATTCTGAAAATGCAAAGACAGGAATTAAAGAATTAAGATATATTGACCCTACTAAATTAAGAAAGGTCAAAGAAATCGAAGAGGAAGAAGACCCAAAAACTGGTGCAAAAATAATTAAGAAACAAAAAGAATATTTCTTATTTTCAGATAATAAAATGGGTCAACATAATCAGGGATTAAAAATTCACCCTGATGCTATTGCTTATGCAACATCTGGTATATTAGATACAAGCAGAAAAAGAATTTTATCATATTTGCAAAAAGCAATTAAACCAGTTAACCAATTAAGAATGATGGAAGATTCATTGGTTATCTACAGAATTTCAAGAGCTCCTGAAAGAAGGATATTCTATATCGATGTTGGTAACTTACCAAAAGGTAAAGCAGAAGAATATCTAAAAAACATTATGGGTCAGTATAGAAATAAACTGATTTATGATGCTAAAACAGGAGATATTAAAGATGATAAAAAGCATATGTCAATGTTGGAAGACTTTTTCTTACCAAGAAGAGAAGGTGGAAGAGGAACTGAAATTTCAACATTACCTGGTGGAGAAAACCTAGGACAGATTGATGATATTATATACTTCCAAAAGAAATTATATAAATCATTAAATGTTCCAATGAATAGGTTAGAACAAGAAGCTCAGTTTAGTTTAGGTAGAGCTTCAGAAATAACCAGGGACGAAGTTAAATTTAAAAAGTTTATCGATAGATTAAGAAAAAGATTCTCTGATTTATTCATGCAGTTATTAAAAACTCAACTATTGTTAAAAGGTATTATTACTAAAGACGATTGGAATAAATGGAAGAATCAAATTACTTATAACTTTATCGAGGACAACTATTTTGCTGAGCTAAAACAAGCAGAAATCTGGAGAGAAAGATTCGATATGCTTGGTAGTTTAGATGAATATGTTGGTACATTTATTTCTAATGAATGGGTTAGAAAAAATGTGTTACAATTTGATGATGAAGACATTAAAGTTATTCAGAAACAAATTGACCAAGAGAAAAAGGCTGGAGATGAAATAACTCCTGACCCAGATGACCCACGTTGGGCATAGTAATCTTATAAATAATACAGAAGGAAAAAATTATGAATGTTGAAAATTTAATTAAAGCTTTAAATGATGGTGATAATGTTACGGCACAAAAGGAGTTTAATACTGCCATGGGCCAAAAAGTAACTGACGCTTTAGATGCTAAAAAGATTGATATTGCATCAGGAATGGTATCTAGAGACGAGGTTATTAAACAAACCGCAGAAAACGAAGAATGAAATTAATAGCAGAATATATCGATAGCGATTTAGAAGTTATCGAAGAAAAAGTAAACGGTAAAAAGTCACTTGCAATCGAAGGCGTATTCATGCAAGCGGACCAAAAGAACCGTAATGGCCGTATATACGAGAGAGATATTCTCGAAGCGGCAGTCGACAAATATGTCAAAGAACAAGTAAAGACTGGTAGAGCGGTCGGTGAATTAAATCACCCTGATGGACCGACTATCAATCTTGATAAAGTTTCACACAAAATTACAGACCTCAAATGGGAAGGAAGTAATGTTGTTGGAAAGGCTTCAATCTTAGACACCCCTATGGGACAAATCGTAAAAGGTTTATTAGAGGGTGGAGTTAAGCTTGGGGTATCAAGTCGTGGTATGGGTAGTCTTGTGAATAAACGAGGTACAACGTATGTAAATAACGACTTTCTATTAGCTACTGTTGATATTGTCCAGGACCCTAGTGCTCCTGAGGCATTTGTTAATGGTATTATGGAAGGCGTTGATTGGATATGGGAAAACGGTGTATTAGTTCCACAAGAAATTGAAGAAATTGAGACTGAAATAAAAGAAGCTAGGAAAGTAGGCAATTCAAATGTTGAAATCAGAGCATTCAAAAGTTTCCTCTCTAAACTAAACTCTAAAATATAGGAGAACGTTATGTCACTCGAAGATGTAAAAAATGAAAATTTAGTC